TGGCAAATCTGAGGGTCTTGGCGCTGACGACCGCACTTGTCGCCCTGCCTATCGAGGCGCAGGCCGATCCGGTGACGGCGTTCTTTATCTCGGCTGGTTTCAGCGCGGGAACGGCGGCTGTCCTGACCAACATCGCGCTGTCTATCGGGCTTTCGATTGTCGGCAATGCGCTGGCTCCTAAGGTTCGGTCGCAGACGCCAACCGTTGCGGATGCGCAGGTCAACGTCAGGCTTGAGAATGCCGACCGCTGGCAATTGGGCGGCACTGTCGCGGCGGGCGGGGCTGTCGGGTGCTTTGCTGAATTCGACGATGATGGCAATTTCTGGTTTATCGTTGCGCATGGCGATGCCGAGTTGACTGGCGATCCTACTTACCTGCTGGACGGCATCCCCGTTACCCTGTCGGATGGCACTGGCGGATTTGCCGCTGGCGAGGTGTTGACGGATGATTTCTGCCTGAATGGCGACGGCGAACAATACACCGGGTCAGGGACAAAGCTTCCGACCTTTACCATTTTCACGGTTACGCCGGACGCCTCAAACGTCTATGGGGCTTTGCCGTCGCGGTTCACAACTGCCTTTCCGGGGCTGCCGGCGGACTTTTTCCTGACCGGCGTTTGCTAATCCATCATCCGTTGGCGGGCGCTGGACCGGGAGTTTTACAACACTGCGATGCACTGGCGCGGGGCGCTAGGGCTGGGTGAGCCGTCGGTTGTCTTGGTTGGCAACTTCAGCCGCATGTATGACCCGCGCGACGTCACGCACGACATCAACGACAGCACAACCTGGACGCCATCGGATGGCAACGCGGCCATCATCTGGGCATGGTTCAGGACGGCGCAATATGGGCGCAACCGCCCCATGACGGAAATCAACTGGACCAAGGTTGGTGAACAGGCCGATATCTGCGACCTGACAGTGTTGGACCGGGACAGCGTAGCAACGCCGCTTTACCGCGCCGGGGCGGCATTCCCTGACAGCAAGCCCCGCTGGGAATGTGAGCGGGAAATCCTTGAGGCTATGGACGGGTTTGTGGCCTATGACGACGCGGGCCTAGCCTATCCTGTCGCGGGCTACTACGTCACGCCAACGCTGGAATTCACGGCGGCGCGGGATATCATCAGCGCCCAAACCTTGATCACCGATGACGGCGACACGGCGGTTGACGGGGTTGTGGTCTATTACATCGACCCGGCCCAAGGCTACACCCGGCAGCCCTGTGCGCCGTGGCAAAACCCGGATTGGTATGACGGCACGAGCATTCCGAACTATCACACAGAGGAAATCCTTACCTGCCAAAACCACAATCAGGCAGTCAGGCTGGCAAAGGCTATCGGGACGCGGATTGCGGCAACGCAGCGGGCAACCCTCGGCACCACCATCAAGGGCATCCTTGCCACCCGTGAGCGCGGGATATTGCTGGATATGGATGCGACTTTCGTCGGTGAATACGAGATTGTTGCCCCGGTTGAGCAAGACGCCCAAGGGATTTCTTGCGGGATGACTGTGGTTCCCATGTCGTCGGACAAGTGGACCCTTGGCGTTGGCGAAGAGGGCGCGCCCCCACAATTGACCCCTGACTTGGGGCTGTCAAACACGGTCGCCAACCTGTCGGGCGTTTCGTACTCAACACCCGGGTCGCAAATCAAGGCGACATTCAGTGCCCCTGCCCGTGGCGATGTAACTGCCGCCTTTAGGTATCGATTGAGCGGCACGAGCGACGGCTACCAATACTTCACGATCAACATGATTTCCCTTGAGGCCTATTCAGCCGTGGTCACATCGGGGGCAACGTACGACGTGCAATATCAGGCAAAGTCATCGGCGGGGCGTGCCTCTGCTTGGTCAAGTGTCACCACAGTCACCGTTTAAATAAAGAGGCCCACAGATGGCAATTTCCCGCGTCCCGGTAACGGGTTCTCTAGTCATGGCAGATGGGTCGGCACCCGCAAATGGCACCCTGATCTTCGCCCTGTCCAGCACCGACACCGAACTGGAAAACGTGGTGGTCGGCGGCAAGATATCGGTCGCCTTGGATGCTGACGGCGGCATACCTGATGGATGGGCCGGGCCTTGGCGCAATGCGTCCGGTTCGCAGGGCACGCGGTACATCGTCAGCGTTAATCACAAGGTTTCGCGGACAATGCCTAACGGGACCGTGATTGCGCGGTTTGAGGACGTTTCGCTGGGAACGGCTGAGGTCGGCAACGAGGCAAGCTATACCTTGGGCGACTTGCTGTCCTTGCCTGCCAGCGATCCGCCCGCTGTAGCCCGTGGTGTTCGCACATTTGCGACGCGGGCGCAGTTTGAGACATGGGCGGCAAGCGCAGATCCTGACGTTGGCGCAAGGGTTGACGCGGGCGGATTTAGCTACGTCTACAAAGGCACGGGCACGGCCATCAGCGATCTGGCCGGGTGGATACCCTTTGGCGAGGCATACCCCGACCACTGGGAGCAAAACCTATCCCCAGGCACGACCGACATGACGGCGGCGGGCATGGCCTGCTTGGCGTATTGCAACGTTATCAGGCTCAAGCCCACAACCTACGGCATCAGCACTTGGATATTGGACAATGACCAATGGGTCATCGGCGCTTCGCAGGATACGTCCATTGTCAAGGTTCGCAACGGGTCCAATGGCTACGGCATCTGCACCCGCAAGTGGTATGACAGCGACCTGTGGGCCAATAGCGGCGGCGGGGTGCTGAACCTGACGATTGACGGCAACCGGGCCAATAACACGTCATCCACGACGCTGCATGTTCGGTCGCGCAATTTCCGGGTCATCGGCGTGCATATCATCAATTCCAGCCTGCACGCTGTCCATCATGCGGCGGTTGGGCGCGATGGCGTGACCCTGTGCGAAAAGTCGTTTTCCGGCTGCTGGTACGAGCAACTCTGGTGCGAAGACAATATCGGCTGTTCGTTTTATGGCGACGACAGCACTGATA